CTTGCTGACTTCCGGGTTCTTCAGAGGCCATTTGGCCCAGGCCTTGGGATACTGTATGTCATAGGTTATCCTCGCTATCCTGTCATTGTTGATGTTGGCACTGGCAGTGTTCCAGAACTGAGTGAATTGATCGAAGAATTCACCCAGATAGGTGGCACTGATCTTGACACCAACCGGAGGTGTGGAGTTGGCATCACTCTCGCCTTTGGACCCGTCATCATTGAAGGTTATGGTGTAATTGGTGCCTGCTGCGGTGGTTGCGAAGTTGATCTCGTTCAGCAGCACCCTGTATATCTGATAGAACTGCTTGGGAGAGATTATCACACCATCCTCATCATAGCCATTGAACCAAATCTCTAGGAAATAGGGAGCCTTGTTCTGATCCTTGACCCCTAGCTGGGTGCCCGCGGCCAACAGGCGATCAATGAGGCTCAGTCCCAGAGGCTCGTTTACGATCATGGTGTAATCCTGCTGCGTCCACAGATTCCTCTTCTTGTCGCTGGCACCCGTGTTGACCTTGGTGGTCAGTTCTATGATGTTGAATCCGGCCGTGACACCGCTCTCTGCGATGATTATCTTGTTCATCCCGTCGCTGTTGGGTGCTGCCTCGTTGACATTGTATGATTCGGCCTCCGTGGTCATGAACCAACGGATGTGATAGTTATAGGTCACGTAGGCACTGAGCGCATTGGGCGTCGACGTGAAGTTCAGCGCCTGGGTGTTGGCCAGATTGTTGGCCAGCGCAGATAGGCTGTTGTCCACGGGCGATACTAGATTGGTGTTGGTCACCAGATTCTTGGCAGCGCTGATCTTGTCCGTCACTGTCTGCAGCACACCTGCTGCCTTGGTGGCATCATTGATGCCCTGCGCAACTGTGCCCAGCGTGCCGCCAGCCTTTGACACGGTGGCTACGACCTGATTCAGCAGGGAACCATCCAGTTTCAAAGGGAAATTGCTGGGGATGGCGTCAGCCAATCTCTCTAGCTGTTGTACCGTCTGATTGTCTTGGAACGAAGGCAGTATTCCCATCAGGAACTCCCGATCAACTGATCCTTGCTAGGCACGTAGATCTCTATGCCTGGCACGAAATCCCAGATTGGATCCTTGATCACATTGGGATTGCGCAGCATGAACACCCAGAACAGCTGCGTGGCACCATAGAGATTATAGGCCAACAGATCGGGACGGTGTGTGTAGGACGCATCCAAGGTGATCAGGGTATCATTGGCATTAGCCAAGAAGTAATAGCCGTTCCAGAAATCCAGATAGTTGACATAGTTGTTGGTCTGCGGAGTCTTGTAGTAGAAGCTGTTGCGATTGTAGGTGACCACTGTCATATCCAAGATCCCTGTTTCATCAGTGCGCCTGTCCTAAACGCATCGAGATTGAAGCTGCGCAGCTTGGCTGCGCTGTTCTGCACCGTGAGACTCACGCTGAGCTGGAACATGGCCGGAAGCCAGATGTATTGATCCTGTCCCAGATCGCTCTTGAACATGCGGCTGGTCATCAGTGCACTGTTGGCTACCAGATCGTAGCTGTTCAGCTGAGGAGTGGTGCTGGTGCGGCTGATGCCTTTGAGATTGGTGTTGGCAGCCTGTGCTGCGCTGAAAACCTGTATGTTGTTGAGATCTATTGGCACGTAGTTGATGTCATTGGGCATGGTCGCGTTCCATTGCGTGACCACAACGGGCAACTGATTGAACATGTATTGACCATAGGCATCAAACAGCAGCACCGGCGGCGGTGTGCCTGCGTTGTTGTCGCTGTCACCGAAATACATCTTGCTGACTGTGCGCAGGAAATGTATGGCAGCCAACGCATATATGCCTTCCTGCTGATTCTGCACGCTGAAATTGCCTGTCACAGTGAATTTAGGCGCAGGAGTGGCTTCATAACTCAGTATCTCTTGGTTGGTCTGAACCAACTCCATGGATTTCCAAGTCACCGTCTGGGTGTAGTTTATCTCTGGCTGATAGGGCCAAACCAATCCGTTGGTGGATCGCAGAGGCTGCAGTATGCCGTTGCTGCCGTAGATACCGTTGGGTCCAGATATGGCACCTGGTTTGGGTCGCAGGCGCACCCTGCGTCCCTTGGCATCACTGTCATTGGAGAACGAGTTGGAAGACAGTGATTGGCTGAACGGTTGCGCGAGCCCGCCAGTCGCGTAATCTGCTGGGTTGGTAGACATAAATATCCTATCCTCTAAGCAGATTATTTATGGTCATGAAATCGCCAATGATTCTCGTCCATTATTTGACTCAGTTGGCCAACTGTCCACACAGTAGCAAGCCACAGGGTTGGCGTGGGATCAGGAAATAATGACAGCGACCACCAAGATCAAATATCTAACCAATAAGGAACTACTCGAGGAGATACACCGCAGCAAGGCAACATACTGCGAATTCGTGGATCCGAGATACACCAATTACGACATCATTACCAACGATCTCAAGAAGATAACCATGAATCGCCTCGATGAAGCGAGGCAAACCAAGGTAGATCAGCGCATAACTGCCGAACGCAAGGCCAAGATAGCCAGTGGCATACGCAACCCAGTGGTTAGCTATAGCATAGACGACATACCGCGCGAGGACATAGTGATACGAGTGATGACATTCGATCACATACCTATAAACGAAGAAAAGCTGAGCAAGGCCAAGACCGAATCGGAGAGGCATGTGAAATGCAACTTCCCTCCGTTCCAGCATTACATACATCGGGATGGCGATTTCGTGTGTGTGGGCAAGAGCCATTGGAGAGGCGGCCTGGAGAACGGACATTTCAGCAACACTCACGGCAAGATGACTAACAAATTGGCCATGATGTTCATGAAATTGGTCGAACGCTACGGACATCGCGGCAACTGGCGGGGTTACACATACATAGATGAAATGAAGAGCCAAGCCCTGTTACAGCTGAGCCAGATCGGCTTGCAGTTCGACGAGAGCCGCTCAGAGACACCAAATCCCTTTGCCTACTACACTGCCGCAATAACCAATAGCTTCACTCGCGTGCTCAACATAGAGAAGCGCAACCAAAACATCCGTGACGACATCTTGATCATGCACGGGGCCACACCCAGCTATACTCGCCAGACAGAGAACGACATCAAAAACCAACAGGCGAGAGCCGCAGCGGATTCCTCGGCTGCCAAGCCGATTATCAACGATTAAGCATTTGATTTTTGCTGCGTACTGCTAAATACTAAACAAAAGGATTTAGCATGGCGCTGCTGGACGAATGCCACACACTGTGGTCGCTTAAGAAGCTGCGGTCTGAGCATTTGGAATCTAGCCAGCACAGGCAGGAATTCGCTGATATCAGTGCGGTGCTTGGCATAACCTCTCCGAGGCAGATACTCTGGCATGCCATGCATGCGCAACCAATACCAAGCTGTGCATGTGGCAATCAGCTGTCGTGGCATCAGGACCGCAGAGAGTACAGGACTTACTGCAGCAAGAGATGCACCGCGGTGTACAGCCAAAGCAAAATCAAGGCAACCAATATCAAGCGCCGAGGCGTGTCTCATCACACACAGACACAGTCATACAGAGACAAGGTCAAGCAAACCAGCTTGGCACGCTTTGGCAACACCCATTATAGCAAGACAGAGCAGTACAAACATCGCGTGATTGCCACCAACCAAACTAGATTCCGCGTGGACTACCCAGCACAAGATGCTGCGATACGCGATAAGATCAGGCAGACCACATTTGATAAACACGGCGTGCACAATCCCATGCACAGTCCAGCATTAAAGGCTAAGCAAGCAGCCACTAATCTTGATAGATATGGCAAATCAAATCCATTGAGCTCAGACACGATCAAGGCCAAGGTGGCTGCTACCATGATCGAACGCTATGGTCATCGGCATGCCATGCAAGTACCTGCGATAGCAGATGCTGCTGGACAGAAGAGGAAACTGAATCATTACACTGCCTATGCCTATGAGAAGATACATGACAGAGATTGGTTGGCAGCACAGAATCAATCCGGCAAGAGCATAGGTGAAATAGCAGATGAGCTAGGGGTCAGCAGCAGCAATCTATGCAAGTATTTCCATGAGCACAGATTGGATATCAAGAAACACTTTCGCAGCGCCATGGAGCGAGACATCGCAGAGCATCTAGCTCAGCTGGATGTCCAAATCGTGTGCAACGATCGACGCGTGATATCACCTATGGAGATAGACATATGGATACCCGGCGCTCAGCTGGGCATAGAGCTGAACGGCGCATACTATCACAGTGAGCTGCAGGGCAAACGTCAGCAATACCATCTGAACAAGACCAACGCTGCAGCAGAGGCTGGCATTAATCTATTGCAATTCTTCGACTGGGAAGTGTTTGCGAAACGCCCAATCATACTGGATAAGATACATCACTCCCTTGGTCTTCATAGGAGCATAGGAGCCAGGAAGCTAACTCTTGCAAGAGTGAATAAGCAAGCAGCATGGCGATTCTTTGAAGATAACCATTTACAGGGTGCCTGTGCTGCTAGCACGACACTGGGTTTGTACGACGAAAAAGACCAACTCTTAGCAGCTATGAGCTTTGGTAAGAGCCGATACAGCAGCAAATATCAACATGAACTGTTGAGATTTTGCTGTGCATTGGGTGTATCAGTACCTGGCGCAGCCAGCAGACTGTTGAAGAATTTCATGCATGATAATGCCTCTCGAGGTCACAAGATAGTGAGCTATTGCAACCGTCGTTGGAGCAATGGAGGTATGTACGAGCAACTGGGTTTCACTCTATCGCACACCACGCCGCCTGGATACTATTACATCCAACGCAATGGTCAATACGCAGGCACCAGGCAACAATGGCAGAAACATCTGCTGCGAGACAAGCTACCAATCTTTGACCAAAACCTCAGCGAAGCCGATAACATGCTAGCCAACGGTTATACCAGAGTCTGGGACTGTGGACAGCTGGTGTATGAGATGACCACTTGATCGATATCGCAGTCTGTGTTACAGTGTAGCATGGCTAAAGATGTAGATTTCTCCAAGACTATCGTCCTAACGGACATACATTATGGAATGCGAAACAACAGTCGTGAGCATAATGACAGCTGCGAGCAGTTCGTCAAGTGGATGATCACTCAGGCTGAAGAATGGGGGACCAAGAACTGCATATTTGGCGGTGATTGGCACCATGTTCGATCTGCCATCAATGTGAGCACGCTCAATTACAGCGTCAGCGGGCTCAAGCTGCTCAATGATTATTTCGACAACATATGGTTCATCCTTGGCAATCACGACCTGTTCTATCGCGACAAGTATGAGATCCACAGCATCCCTTACATCAAGGAATTCTCCAACATCCACTTGATCGAGAGCATGACCGAGATAGACGGAGTCAGCTTCGTGCCGTGGATGGTAGGCGACGATTGGAAGCAGGTCCAGAAGATCAAAGCGCCATACATGTTCGGGCATTTCGAATTGCCGCGATTCAAGATGAATGCCATGGTCGAGATGCCAGATCACGGACAGCTGAACGAGACGCATTTCCAGAATCAGAAGCAGGTGTTCAGCGGACACTTCCACAAGCGACAGAACAAGGGCAAGATCTGGTACACTGGCAACTGTTTCCCGCACAACTATGCGGATGCCTGGGATGACGAACGCGGCATCATGCTCTGGGAACCAGGCAATGATCCAACATTCCGTGCGTGGCCAGGTGCGCCAAAGTATCGCACGCTGAACATGAGCCAGCTGCTGGAAGATCCGGAATATCACATAGACGATCGCACATATGCACGCATAGCTGTGGACATCGATGCCAACTACGAGGAAGCCAACTTCATCAAGGAATTGTTGGAACGCGAGCTGAATGCACGAGAGATAAACCTGCAGGTTGCCAAGACTGATGACATAGGCGAGATCAGCGCAGACGGCATCAATTTTGAGAGCGTGGATACCATCGTGGTCAGCCATCTCCAGAGCATAGAATCAAACACCATCGATCGCCAGAAGCTGATCGAGATTTACGCGAGCATCTGAACACATGGCAATCAAGATCAAGAGCGTCAGCATGAAGAACTTCCTGTCAGTGGGGGCGGTCACGCAGGCCGTAGACCTCGACAGGAATGGGCTGACGCTGGTTCTAGGAGACAATCTTGATCTCGGAGGCAATGGTTCTCGCAACGGCGTTGGCAAGAGCACGATACTACAGGCCATCAGCTATGGACTCTACGGCGAAGCGCTGACCAACATCAAGCGCGACAACTTGGTCAACAAGATCAACGGCAAGAACATGGCCGTGAGCATAGAGTTTGAGATCAACGGTCACACGCATCGCATAGAACGTGGTCGCAAACCGCAGTTCTTCCGCTGGATGGTGGACGACGAGAGCAAGATCGGTGAGGAAGCTACCGACGAAGCGCAGGGCGATGCCCGCGACAGCCAGAAAGACATCAACCAGCTGATAGGCATGAGCCACACGCTGTTCAAGCACATCGTGGCTCTCAACACCTACACAGAGCCTTTCTTGGCCATGGGTGCTTCGAAGCAGCGCGAGATAATCGAAGAGTTGCTTGGTATCACGTTGTTGAGCCAAAAAGCCGAGAATCTCAAGGAGCTGATCAAGAAGACCAAGAGTGATGCCGAACAAGAGGAGTTCCGCATACGCACGGTCAAGACCAGCAACGAGAAGATCGAGAAGACCATATTGGATCTGCAGAACAAGATACTGAGCTGGGATTCCAAGCACGAGCAAGAACTGGATGAGCTTCGCAGCAGCATAGCTGCACTGGAGCATCTAGACATCGAAGCAGAACTGCAGGCACACGCAGATGCAGATACGCACAGAGAACTAGGTAAGGCCGTGGCACAGCTACGCAAGGATCATGCCACCAAGACACGGCATGTGAGCCAATTGCAGACACAGCTGAATGGACTGTTGAGCCAGTTTGAGCGTGCTAGCGTGCACAAGGAATGTCCCATGTGCCATCAGGGCATCAAGGATCACAAGCACGACGATATCGTGTCTGACCTTGAAAGTCGCATAGCCATGCTGGATGGTCAGGTATCGAGTGAGAAATCCGAAGTATCAGTGTTGGACGAGCAACTGGCAGAGATAGTACCAGTCTATGAGTCCATGCAGACACCGAACACGTTCTACAGCACGCTGAAAGAAGCGTTGAATCACAAGAGCACGGTAGAATCTCTGCAGAAAGCACTAGATAAAGAACTGTTGACTGAAAATCCCTATTTAGATCAAGCAGATAGCCTACAGAGCACCATGCAATCTGTCAGCTATGATCAGCTCAATACCATGACTAGAGATCGCGAGCATCAGGAATTCCTGCTCAAGCTGTTGACCAACAAGGACAGCTTCATACGCAAGCGCATCATCGATCAGAATCTAGCCTATCTCAACAGCCGACTCAGCGATTATCTAGACAAGCTAGGATTGCCGCATACAGTGAAATTCCTAAATGATCTCAGCACTGAGATCACACTGCTGGGACAAGATCTCGACTTTGACAATCTGTCACGAGGCGAACGCACGCGATTGATATTGGGATTGAGCTGGAGCTTCAGAGACATATTCGAGAATGCCAATCAGAGCGTGAATCTCATGTTCGTGGATGAATTGCTAGACAATGGCATGGATCCGGCAGGTCTGGAAGGTGCTGTAGCAGTGCTCAAGAAGATGGAGCGCGAGCGCGGCAAGAATGTGTTTGTGATATCACACCGCGAAGAGCTTATAACTCGAGTGAGCAACGTGCTGAGCGTGGTGAAGGAGAACAGCTTCACCTCATTCAGCTACGACCACGAGATAGCGGTGTGAAATGGCAGTGAACGGCAAGGCCAAAGGCAGCAGTTTTGAGCGCAAGATAGCTAACGCGCTGAGTGCTAGATTCGAAAACAGACTGGGAATCAAGAATGGTTTCCGACGCAATCCAGACAGCGGCAGTTTCTTCGGTGGCACCAACAAGGCCAGGACCGAGAGCTACAGCCTAGACTATGCGATTTTCGGGGATCTGATATGTCCTCGTGATTTCAGCTATAGCGTGGAATGCAAGCATTACAAGACAGCTCCCAGCTTCCAGAGCGTGCTGAAGCATGCTGTAACCCAGTGGGATCAATGGCTTGCACAGGCCTGCCAAGATGCAGAAGCCAGCGCACGAAAGATGGTGCTGGTCGTGAAGTACAATAACGTGGAAGAGATGGTGTTCCTGCATCAGCCGATAGCAGGTAAGTATCACGGACGTTATAGAGAGTACTATGTGCACACATTCGTTGATTGGTTGAACCAATCAGACGATGAATTCTTCGTTGGTCAGGATGCGATCTTGACAGGAGATGCGAACAATCTTAATGTAACGACTGTTGACGGAGTGAGATGATGGCTGCCAAGAAAACCTCCAAGAAGATCAAGAAAGTTGAGACAGAAGCAACCGAGAAAGATCCACATTGGTTTCCAGCGGATGCCAAAGCTCCAACTGCAGCCACGACACCACCAAAGAAGGCTAGCCCGTGGCAACGCAGGCAAGCTATCGTCAACTACGGTACACTGGCCAAGCCAGGATTCAGCTTCAAAGAACTATTCAATAATCACGTAGAAACAAAGCATAAGAAATTGTCTGACAGTCAGCGCACGATGCTGTGGTCAGTCGTAAGCACTAAGATGCTATCAGAACCGATGTCTAGGCTCACAGAGATCATAGATCAAGAAGCTAAAACGATACAGGCTCGATGATATTCCCAGCAAGCTAAAGTCCTTGCTATAAAGATACGCATATTGGCTCAATAATGGTGATGTTGTCACCCGGTGAAAGGATAACGGAATGGTTATCACACTCACCGGACGGGGATTCTTGTTCTGCTAGGCCCCTGCCAAGGAAATCAGAGAAAGGATCACAGCCGCCGTGCGATTGGCCTGCTGTGATGCATGATGTGTCTGGCCGTTTGACCATCATGTAGCGTGGGTAAACTCCCATAACCGAGTGTTGAGGTATAGACTCCTCAGAGGATCTCATCCGCAAGCTGGAATTAGGCACTCCGCCAGCTGTTGAAAGACTAGGATGAAAGGGCAATGGTGTCGTTCGAACCAGAATGACTATTCTTGATCACTCCCTGGCAAAGGGAGTGATATGGCTGCTAATCGACCAGAATAACTGAAATAGATTGTCCCTTATAGATCAAAGAGAAAATGTTAGGCGTAAGCCTAACTGATGAGCGTAGCTCATCACTGATCACCTGATTGTGCTTTGAATATCTTCTCTAGCATCTGTATGAGCTTGGCTCTCTGATCCACTGTGAGCATCCAAGCATCATCGTAATCCAATCCCCCATTCATGTGATATACCAAGAGATTGATGTCATCTTCTATTATCTCACGATTGTTGCTCATGGTCTCAAGCATCTCTGATATCCTGTCAGAGTCCGAGCTTGCTAGGGTCGCGTGAAAAAAAGCGTGGGATCATAAGCCAATGGCTCATCCCACTCGTGTGAACAGGCCTGGCAGCTAGCGCGTATGCTGCGTGGCGGTCCTATCTGATTGAGAGCTTCAACTGCTTGCGTTACAGCATTTGCAGTGCTGCGATCTATGTTATTGAGCCATTCATTGATGTGATCTCGGTCACTGACCCTGATTCCTTCTTGCAGCATCTCAACACTGGTTATGGCGTCTGCTATCATGCTGAAGGTGAGCTTGGCCATGCGCTCCACGCTATCTGCTAGCTTGGCTACCCTGTCCATGGTCACGGCAGTATCCTCGTCCTCGCCCTTGTTGATCTCGTCGATGGTGCGCTGTTCCATCAGCTGTCGATGTATCATGGTGGTCCTAGCATCATAGCTGTAGGGCTTGAAATGCACGATCAATTGTCCATCGATCTCGATCTGCGTGTCTGAATCTTCCACATATGTCATGCCGTTCAACAGATTAGTGCAGATCACATCAAACGTGTTGTCGTGCCCGCATTCCGTGCAGGTCCTTGATATCTCAAATTTTCCCCTGTTGGTCGCTGCTTTGATGCCCAATAGTATGGCTTCAACGTCTGGTTGCACCAGTTTCTTGACGTCTTGAACGTCTGGTGCGCAGCTGCGTATCACTGATTCCAGCGCATGACCGTTCAGCATGGCGTCGGGGGTGTTCAGCATCATCTCGTCTATGGCAGTGGTACCTCGTATCTGCACTTCCAGTGACTCGTTCAGAGATACCTCACCGTTGCGATACCAACGACCGCCACTGGGCAGGCGCAACCATATCTGAGAGCGCCTGAAATGTCTCTCTAGGGGATTATCGCCCATGCTCTGTAGCTCCATAAATATCTCGAATGGCAGATATTTAACGGCGAAACTGCGCCGATGACGAGGAAATTTTAACGATGGCTGTGGGAGATCCGACCACTGGAGGCATGACTGGCTTCGCCACTGAAGCCACCCTGCAGAAGCTGTTGCTCAACAGCAAAGAGCAGATCAGGCTCATAGGTTTGACGGCCACTGCGCTGAAAGTGAACAGCGCTGAGGTGCAGCAGTCATTTGACAGGGCAGCAGTGGCGGGAACAGCAGCTGCTGATAACATCGGTAGCCTAGGCACCGCAGCCAACGATGCCAGCAGCAGCATCGCTGCCGGCGGCAAGGCTGTAAAGGATACGCTGTCTGGCAGTTCAAATATCTTCAGCACGGTGTTGAACACGGCTGGCCATGGCATCAGCCAGATGATCGCGTCGATGCCAGCAGGTCCTGCCAAGAATTTCGCAGTGACCGTTGAAGCGGCAGCTGGTGCTGCAGGTGGCCTTTTCACCGGTGTGATGAGGCTCAATCGAGGCATCAATGACCTCTACAACACCGGCGTGGTGTTTGATCGTGGCATGCAGGGCATGGTTGACAGCGCATCCAGGGTTGGTGTGACGTCTGATCAATTGGCCAACATCATGGCCAGGCATGCCGGCGTGGTCAGCACCATGGGAGTCAAGGCTTTCGTGGATCTGGGCGAGGCCACGCGCAAGAACACTGCGGCATTCGCGGAGATGGGCATAGTTGGTCCAGAAGCCATGACAGATGCGGTGAGCCGCTATGCTGAATTGCTGCGCAGCACTGGCCGTCTTCAGCATCAGAGCACCGAGGATCTGGTCAACGGCAGCATACAGTACGAGCAAGAGCTTAGCCAGCTGAGCCAAGCCACTGGTCGCAGGCGCGATGATCTCGAGAAAGAACACAAGGAATTCATGGCACGAGCCGCCACGCAGCTGGCTGCAGCGGGTCTCAGCGACGCGCAGAGGAAGAACTTTGACGCGGGAATGCTTCAGACCACGGCACAGTTTGGTCCCATGGCAGAGCAGATGAAGACCATGGTGGCACAGATGATACGCGGCGGTGGCGACATGCATCTGTTCAGCCAGGAACAGCAGGATCTGATCAACAGGACTGGCAACTTCGCTGCACTGCAGGCCTTGACCAATGCCATGCTCAAAGGCGATCAAGAGGGCATGCACAGGGCCACTGCAGCAATGCAGAAGAACTTTGAGCAGAGCGCAGTGGATTACAGGACGGCCACGGGCAGCCTCGGACAGAGTGCAGAGCTGGCACAGGCGTTCTCCACATCCATCAAGACAGCTGGCAGTGCAGCTACGGAAGGCGGTAAAGCCCAGGACACTGCCACCAAGAATATCAACACTGCAGCCAGCGCAGCGCAGGAATTTGGCGCACAGGCCACCAATCTCGTGGATGCTGCGACCGCCAGTGCTGGTGCACTGGCTGCCAACACTGATCTATTCTTGGAATCCGTAAAGAAGCTAACTGATTGGACCGACCACTTACAGTTAGTTGCGCGCGCTGCCACAGGTGAGACTGGCATGGATCTGGACAAGGTAAAATCCGCCGCCAGAGACGTAGCCAGCGCTGCAGCCGCTGGCGGAGTTCTAGCTGGTAGTTTCACTGAACTTGGTAAGCAAGCATTGCAGAGTTTCACCGGTGCTGGCGAGGCCCCCGGAGAAACCGGCAAAGCCGCTGGTGCGGCAGAGGAAGGACGTGCCGGTGAACCTGGTGGGAGAGAAGGTGCACCTCGGCCAGGACTGGGCGGTGCTGGACGCGTCGTTGCTGGTTACACCGGACATGAGCTCGCCAATTGGCTGCGGGACAACGGGCATCCACAGCTAGCGGAAGCGTTAGATGCTGCTTCGATCTACACAGGAGCCAGTGGTGCAGCCAAGATGGTTGGTGCTCGACCAGGGACAGCCGGCGCAGTTGGTGCTACCGCTGCAGGAGCCAATGCGCTCTGGGATTGGTGGAACTCTCCCAAGACACCAGCAGAAGGAGCAGCAGGAACTGCAGCTCCGGGTGTGACACCGGACGGTCAGACTACCACTGCAATGCCAGGCAGTGCACCATCGAGCCAGATGGAGATGGAGATAGTCAAGCAGCTCCAAACGCTCAACAGAGAGACCATGCTGGTGTTGGGTGCGATAGAAGCACAGACTCGTGCGATAACCGCAACGATAAATCGCAATGGCACCACGGTCAATTAATTGGTACTGATGCCCAATCCGTGCATACTATAAATATCAAAAGGCTAGGAACACACATCTATGGCAAGCTGGAAGAAGTATTTCTCCGCAGTACCAACCCAAGCGCGGCTGCAACAGCGTCTTGAACAATGGCAGAGCGACGGCAATGCCAGTGGCGGCACATCGGCGGCAAAGTATGCCAGCTATCTCCCCGAAGTCTACAGTGGTGCGCCCAATCGAATAGAACGCTATGTGCAATACGAACAGATGGATCTGGACAGCGAGATCAGCAGGGCATTGGATACCATAGCTGATTTCAGCACGCAGAGCTTCGAGAGTGAGGAAGAGCCTTTCAAGATCAGCTACAAGGGCAAGCTGACCGAGACAGAGATCAAGCTGCTGACAGATACTCTGCAGCAGTGGTGCAGCCTCAACGAGTGGCAGAAACGCGTGTGGCGCATGTTCCGCAACGTCATCAAGTATGGTGACCAAGTCTACATACGAGATCCAGAGACATTCAAGTTGATATGGATCGACCCCACCAAGGTCGAGAAGATAATCGTCAACGAGGACAAGGGCAAGAGCATAGAGCAGTATGTCATACGCGACGTGGATTTCAATCTCACCACGCTGGTTGGCAGCAACATGTTGGTGCACGACCAATACAGCTTCCCTGGTGGCTATCCCCGCAGCGGCAATCCCGCTAGCGGCGCTGGCACCATCAACTACGGCCTAGCCAATAGCCCAGGATCACGTCAGAGCAGGTTCAACAATCTGCCACAAGATACCGCAGTTGACGCCACGCACGTGGTGCATCTCAGCCTCAGCGAAGGCATGGACAATCAGTGGCCCTTTGGTACCAGCATACTAGAGTCTATATATAAAGTGTATAAGCAGAAGGATCTTCTGGAAGATTGCATATTGATCTATCGCATAACTCGTGCGCCAGAGCGCAGGGTTTTCAAGATTGATGTGGGATCTCTCAGCGGACCACGCGCTATGCAATACGTTGAACGTGTCAAGAACGAGATATATCAGCGCAGGATTCCCAATAGGACTGGTGGCGGTTTGAATGTGATCGATGCTGCTTACAATCCAATCAGCATCAATGAGGATTACTTCCTAGCTACCAATGCAGATGGCAAGGGGACCACCATCGAGAACCTCGCAGCAGGTGCGAACCTAGGCGAGATCGACGATCTCAAGTACTTCAATAACAAGCTGATACGTGGCCTTGGCGTGCCTAGCAGCTATCTGCCAACTGGACCAGAGGATGGCTCAGCGACCTATCATGATGGCAAGTTTGGCACTGCGCTGATACAAGAGTATCGCTTCACCAAGTATTGCCAGCGTCTGCAGAATCTCATGGCACCGATCCTAGACAAGGAATTCAAGCTTTTCCTCAAGCATCGCGGCATCGAGATACAGAGCAACCTATTTGATCTGCAGTTCTGCCCACCTCAGAACTTCGCACAATACAGGACGATGGCGATGGATGCTGATCAGATCAATCTGTTCAGCACACTCATGGCCACTGAAGTGAATAGATACATCAGCAAGCGTTTCGCATTGGAGCGCTATCTCGGCTGGAGCAAGGACGAGATAGCTGAGAATGAACGCATGTGGCGCGAAGAGAATGCTGAAAAAGTCAAGACCAAGACGGGTGCTGGTGCAGGCAGCGACATGCCTGGTATCAGCAATCTCGGTATACGTCCGCCACCTGCAGAGCCAGCGGGCGGCATACCAATGCCAGGCGAACCCGGACCAGAAGGGGCAGCTGCAGGGGCTGCACCGCCAGAGGCAGGAGCTGCACCTCCTCCGCCCACAGCTGGATGACGCCAATAAATATCGATAGCAATCGAGGTAAGCATGCGCGCAGATGAATTTGAAGGCACCTATTACACTCCTGAGGATGATCAATATACTCAGATGCATGCACATTCTGACCGTCAGCCTAAGATCACGCTGATACAGCTGAACAAGCTCAAGAAGATGCGTGCTGCCAAGGATCTAGAAGATCTCGTGCATGCTGATTATCTAGAGTTGCAGTATGCCCCACCAACTGAAGGTGCGCCTGCATGACATATACCATACAAAAGACCAGTGGCGGTAACATCACTGTTGCAGACGGCACGGTCAACACCAGCGCCACTAGCCTAGCATTGATAGGTGCCAATGCAGTGAATTTTGGCCTGTATCTCAACCAGGATTTGGTTTGGTTGATGCAGAATTTCGCCAGCAACACCTCACCGCCCAATCCTTTGATTGGGCAGGTTTGGTATGATACCACGGCACAATCGATCAAGTATTATAACGGCACCATATGGAAAGTTCTCACGCCTCCTTTCGATGGCTCCGCAGGCACTGCAACCGCATCTATCGCCGGACAGGCTGTGGCATTCACACTCGCAGGCAATCAGATAATATCAGCTACAAGTTTGATTAGCCTAGTTCCCGGTGTGTTGCCAGCCAGTATCATAGTGGACGACAACAGCTATGCAGTGGCAGCTAGATTCCCACAGGGAATCGCACCAGGTGTCACCCTAGCCACTGACAGCAATGGCTTGCAGTTCGTTGGCACCGCCACTACTGCTAACGCATTAGCGACACCAATGACCCTCACTGTGACAGGCAGTGCTAATGCTGCTGTGACCTTTGATGGCAGCAGTAATGTGGTCATGCCCATGCAGCTGAGCAATGTCACAGTGGCAGGCACCTACAGCAAAGTGACTATTGGCAGCAATGGTATCGTTACGGCTGGTAACGTGATCAGCAGCACTGATGTTACAAATGCGCTTGGTTACACTCCAGGTGTGGCAAATGGCCCTGCAAACAGCCTGACTTTTGGCTCTAATATCATAATCAACGGTGTCGTCGGTGGCAGCAACGTGTTCTATGGCAATGCTAATATCACCATCACCACGACATTCCTCGATAATCCGATGCCAACCAACGGCATCATACTGCTGCCGAGCACTAGCACCATACCAACCGGATGGTATCTGGCTAATGGACAATCTGTGACCTTGCCCAACGGTGGTGGAACGGTGTATACGGCTAACATCGCGAGCTTGGCTCCGTCTAACACTATCTACATCCAAAAGGTGTACTAATCGCCAAAATGGTGCTTTTTCCACAATTTGACACCCGATCGCAGTCTCGTGCTTAAATAAAGCCGAGTCTGTACCACACTTTACCAAAAGGAGTATCTATACTATGAGCAAGACAAAACTAGAACAGGTGCTTGAATACCTCGTTGCTGGCAACGAAGAGCAAGCCAAGGACCTTTTGCACAAGGTTTTCATCGAGAAAGCCCGTGCGATACACGAAGAACTCATCAATGATGAGGAAGAGATGGATGAGGAGACACTGGGCGGCGACTACGGCAGCCAGCTCCGCAACCAAGTTAAGCATCATGATAACCACATCGAAGAGCTCAGCGATGAAATCGCAGCTGAGGAGATCATGGGCGAAGATGCAGACATGGATCTGACCATGGACATGGACGACGTCAGCGACGACGACATGGGCGACATGGGCGACATGGGCGGCGAAGAAGGTGGCGACACCATGGGTGATATTGAAAACACCATGGGCGACCTCGAGACTGCCCTCGCTGAACTCAAGGCAGAATTTGAGCGTCTCGAAGCTGAACAAGGCGGTGAGAGCAGCGATGATATGTCAATGAGCATGGATTCGGAAGAGGATTCTGAGGAAGGTGACGAAGGCGAGGAAGAAGATTCTGAGGAAGGCGAAGAAGAACTCGATGAGATGTTCACCGAAGAAGACTTTGCAGATCTCGCAGAAGCAATTGACCTCGAGAAGGTAAGCGTACCTCATAGCGGCGAAGTAGGCTCCGGAAAGTTCAGCCCCAAGGATGCTGATACCAAGCAGAAGAGCCCAGTTCCTCCGAGCCAAACTGAGCGTTTTGGTGCAAAGCCAATCAAGACTGGCATGGGCGGAGATCACAATGGCTATGCCATGGAAACACCACCAAAGAGCGGCAAGCTCCCAATCCTTCCAAAGGACAACCGTCGCAAGACTGAGTTCCAGGATACTGAGAACGAACAGAGCGGCATGTACGGCGCCAAGGAAGATTCAAAGAGTGCACTTGACACAACAGACAAGACCTTTGGCAAGGGCAATCAGACAAGCCCACTCACTCATAGCCCGCGCAAGTGATTGATTGCTAAGGCATTGAAATCAAAATACCGCAGATCATGCATCTGCGGTATTTTCGCATAAAAATCCACCATTTCGAACCGGTTAACAAAACCGTCACTAAATATCGAACCCAAAGCAACAGGTAGATTGATGAGCAGTATTCTAGTCGAACATCTAACCTACGACACCGCAAAAGCAGAGGTTATCACCGAAGCCGCGGGCGAGGGCCAACCAAAAAATGTCTATATGAAGGGCATATTCATACAGGGCGGATTGCGCAACCACAATGGTCGCGTCTACCCCGTGAATGAAATCCGCAAGGCTGTTGAAACGCTTAATGAATCCATCAAGCAAGACAACGGTGTTCTCGGCGAGTGTGATCACCCGCAGGAACTGCAGATACATCTCGATCGCGTGAGCCACAAGATCACCGATATGTGGATGGATGGTGCTAATGGGTATGGCAAGCTTCAAATATTGCCTACGCCATGCGGTAACATCATCACAACGCTATTGACCAGCGGCGTAAAGCTCGGAGTGAGCAGTCGCGGGTCGGGCAACGTTGACGACAACGGTGAGGTGAGCGATTTCGACATGCTCACCGTGGATATCGTTGCTAAACCAAGTGCTCCCCAAGCATATCCAGTACCAATGTACGAGGCTATCATGAACAGGAAGCACGGCTATAAGGCTCTAGAACTAGCTGAGGCAGTTCGCCAAGATACTTCTGCACAGAAGCATCTAACGAAGATACTGCTAAACTGGGTCGATGAGTTGAAACTAAGATAAGGAGTCGGTTTGATGACAGACAAGTTGACAGAACTCCTCGAGAACGACGTGCTTGGCCCAGAAGTCAAGACCGCGCTCCAAGAGGCGTTTGAAGCAAAGATAAAGCAAACCGAAGCCAAACTGCATGAGGATTACGCTGCGCGTTACGCCAAAGACAAGACACAGCTTGTCGAGGCCATGGACAACATGCTGAACGACACCATTCGTAGTGAGCTCGAGGAATTCGCGGAAGACCGCGCTGCACTCATCGCACAGAAGGCAAAGTTCACCAAGGAAACCCTAGCAGCTAAGAAGATTGCAGAAAACAAGGTTTCGGGGCATATCAAGATGCTGGACGCCTTCATCGGCAAACAGCTAAAGACAGAAGTATCAGAGTTCGTCCAGGATCGCAGGACGCTTGAAGCACAGCGCAAGAAGATGGCAGCCGAAGTGGAAGCCATCCGCGAGTCTGCACGCAAGCAGACACAGGATCGTATCAGCAAGCTTGAAGGATTCGTAGTCCAAAAGCTCTCGGAAGAGATCGCTGAATTCGAGACTGATAAGAAAGCCCTCATCGAACAGCGTGCTAAGCTCGCTGCCGAGGGCAAGAAGAAGATCAACGAAGCACGCACAGCATTTGTCAGTAAGGCCACCAAGACGCTCGATAAGACGCTTAATGAGGTCATACGCAATGAGTTGGTGCAGTGGAGAGACGATATCAAGGTTGCTCGCGAGAACAACTTTGGTCGCAGGATCTTCGAAGCAGTTGCAGCTGAATACATGGCCAGCTACCTCTCAGAAGGCAGCGAAGTCAAGAAGCTACAACGTAAGCTGGCTGAAAGCCAGTCCCGCATTGACGCGGCTACAAAGGCAATCGCAGAGAAACAAGCTCTGGCAGAATCCGCTGAAGCCAAGGTCAAGGCTGCCAACGATCGTGTTGTAAGGATGGAAGCTATGCAGGAAATGCTGGCCCCGCTAAGCCGCGATAAGAAGGCGATCATGGAGGAAATGCTGAAGGATATCAAGACTTCAAATCTGAAGGAAGCCTTCAATCGTTATCTCCCAACCGTGATGAACGGTGACGCAATGGGTGCTGTCAGGCAGAAATTGTCTGAGAACGCCCAAACTAAGACCGTGGCTATCACGGGTGACAGGCCAAACAAACTGTCGGAAGCGGTACGAGAAGACAACAGCCAAGACATTGGCACGATTCTCTATCTCGCAGGCATCAAGTAACAAGGAAAAGGAAGTCCAAAAAATGAGCAAGAACCTATTTGAAACTCATTGGTCGGCTACCAAGACCGCACTCTGCGAAGGTCTGAGCGGCAATCGCAAGAAGGTCATGGAAGTTGTCCTTGAGAACACCAAGAAGGACCTGCAAGGCAAGTCCGGAATACTGTTTGAGAGTGCGACACCTGGCAGCACCGCTGCTGGTAACATCGCCACCCTCAACAAGGTGATACTCCCAGTTATCCGTCGCGTTATGCCGACGGTTATCGCTAACGAGATCATCGGCGTTCAGCCAATGACTGGTCCAGTCGGCCAGATCCACACGCTGCGCGTTCGTTATGCTGACACATTCGGTTCGCCGATCCCTGTGGCAGCTAACACAGAAGCACTTAGCCCATTCCAGATAGCAGCGTTCTACTCTGGTAACGGCAACAGCACTGCTCCTGCAGCTGCACCAGTTAGCGTCCTCGAAGGCGTTGCTGGTAAGCGCTTGAACATCCAGATCCTCAAGGAAGTCGTGGAAGCAAAGACCCGCAAGCTCAGCGCTCGCTGGACCTTTGAAGCGGCTCAGGATGCCCAAGCACAGCAAGGCATTGACATCGAAGCTGAAATCATGGCTGCGTTGGCACAGGAAATTACCGCTGAAATCGATCAGGAGATCTTGACCTCCTTGCTCGCTCTCGCTGGTACAACACTGACCTACGATCAGGCTGCGGTTTCGGGTACTGCAACGTTCGTTGGTGACGAGCACGCTGCTTTGGCGATCCTCATCAACCGCGGTGCAAACTTGATTGCTTCGAGGACACGTCGTGGCGCTGGTAACTGGGTCGTCGTTAGCCCAACGGCTCTAACGATCCTCCAGTCAGCAACGACTTCAGCGTTCGCTCGTACCACAGAAGGTACGTTCGAAGCTCCAACAAACACCAAGTTCGTTGGTACTTTGAACAACAGCATGCGCGTTTACGTCAACCAGTATGCAGCTGACAACACCAATGTGCTTGTTGGTTACAAGGGTCCAGGCGAAATTGATGCGGCAGCTTATTACTGCCCATACGTTCCGCTAACGTCTTCAGGCGTTATCATTGATCCGAATACCTTCGAGCCAGTGGTCAGCTTCATGTCACGTTATGGCTACCTAGAGCTTACCAACACGGCAAGCAGCTTGGGTAACGCAGCTGACTACCTCGCTGGTATCTCGATCAACACAGCGCACCTCAAGTTCCTCTGATCCATTTCAGAGTTACGAGAAACAAAAACCCGGGAGAAATCCCGGGTTTTTTGTCATGCCAACAGGAATATCCTATTCCCGCAATCGTGGAATCGTCGGTAACCAGCAGCGAACATGTTCTCAGATTCGCTCTTGTTAGGATCATATCCCTGCAGCCATTTGCTCAGCTGTGAACGCTGAGCTTTGAATCTAGATATCACTAAGTCGCCATTTGTCCAAAAGTATCCAGGATCGGTGTCACGAAGATGAGCGAATCCCATTTGTTGATAACTTCTACCATTGCCTTTGGCAAGATCGCAATAGGTCATGAGCGATTGATGCGTTTGCCTTATGGTGTGGATCAATCTGCTGCCGCCACCGACTACCGTGATGCCAGGCTTAGAGCAAAAACGCAAGAGTTCATTCTCTGCTATGCCGTTGAATCTGCTCTTGCCCACTGACATCATCGACAGCAGATCATCACCATAAAACAAGCCAATCGCTAGCTTGCTTGGCACATAACCTTGGATGTGATGCTCATTTAGGAACCGCCTCTCTGACCGGCTGTCTACCGTGCGCACGGAACAATCTCGAGCATTGATGCGTTTGTTCAATCTCAATCTTGATCTCAGCATTGACTTGATTATGTTAGTCTTATCAGTCCACTCCAAGTCAGTGATGTGTATCAGATCTATGCCCTGTTGTGCTGCTAATCTGGTCTTGTCTAGATGGCGTGTCTTGTCTTCTATCTTGAGCGAATTTGGATGCCAGCTATGCCAATACAATCCATCGATCTCTATGGCCAACTGTGCAGATGGGATGTAGATATCCAGCTCCTTGCCTATGGTCTTCCAGTCGCCCTGGATATATGATATGCCTAGCTCGTCCAACCATCTAGCCACGGACAGTTCAACTAGGCTGTAATTGCTGCGTTGCCTTATCTGGAATCCATGCTTCAAACAATGGTCTATCACAGTGCTGTAGTAGACGCCGAGTTCGTCTGCGATATCCACAGCTGATCTCTTTTTGATCATGTATTGGTCATGCATCCAGGTATGATCTGACAGCTTGACATACACCTCTGGTTTGATCTTTGGTCTCTTCCATAGATGATGTATGTCCTCTCGCTGGCTGTTATACATGACGCCAAATCTAGACAGCATGGTCTCGCTGCGCTTGTCATTTATGGCCTGCCGTTGTTCTGAGGAATAGGCGGCCTTGGTCAATGACACAGATTTGCTTATGTTCTCGCGCGTGCACTTGCATGATGCTGCGGGTCCGCAGCCGCTGAATCCGTTTGTGATGTTGACGAATTTTTTCTTGTGACCGTGTTGGCAGTGATCATCTGATCCATGCAGTGCGCTGTGCACCATCTCCGGTACGCTATCGCTGATGAATCTCGAATTAGCTCTGACCCATTCCATCATCTGTGGATGGTTTTTGATGATCTTCGCGTAGTGTTTTGGTTTAGATGCCACTAGGTTCGATATGATATCTTTCATGCATATATATATTTGGTAATAAGCTGACATGTCAACTTAGCTACATCTTTGACCTTCGTGACGGCATACATTGTCAACGACCTATGCAGCCTACCCTGTCACTTTCACCATAAATATCACACGTCAAGGAGCATGATATGATTTACGAATGGCATCTTGGGCCAGCTGATGTATACAGCACATCCAAACTAACAGATATCGTATCGCAGATCCATTGGTCTTGCGTGGGAACTGCGCCCAATGGCAGCACCTTCAAATCCAGCGGAGCTGTGCAACTTGGTTCGCCAGACCCTGATAATTTCACACCTTTCTCTCAGATGACTAGATCTCAGATAGAGAGCCTTGTCTATGCACGTGTAGACGCCACAGCAATACAGAATCAGCTGTCATCTGATTACGCAGCATCTCAAACACCTAGCGTGAAACAATTCAACTTCTGAGGTTAACGTGCGATATCAACAGCTACTCAACGAAGGCGGCAATATCTTCAAGGATGACAAGGGACAGGTCACGACTCGATCAATCTCTAGGGATGAAGTGCCTTCCACTCTCAATTGGCTAGAAAAGATAACCAAGATACCAGTGAGAGGCAACACTATAGGTAGCACTGGTAGGAAACCAACCAGCGGCGACATAGATGTCGCAGTTGATGCAGAGTTAACCAAGAAAGATGATCTATACAACAAATTGATGGCATGGGCTGCTACACAGTCTGGGTCTCCCAAAGACTGGATTCGCAAGAGTGGTATCAGCATACACCTAAAGACCCCTATCTCTGGTGATCCATCAAATGGGTTTGTGCAGACAGATTTCATGTTCTATAATGATGTGGATTTCGCCAAATGGATGGGCAATTATGATCCAAATACCAAGTTTAAGAATGCCGATCGCATCATACTGATGAACAGCATAGCTAAGTCACAGGGACTTAAGATGAGTCCAGACACTGGATTGGTGACGCGAGAAACTGGTAAGTTCATCACCCGTGATCCAGATGAGATAGCACGCATTTTCCTCGGCCCACATGCCATGGCATCTGATCTCAACACTGTTGAAACCATAATGTCTGCGCTTAGCCATGATCCAGACATGCAGGCAAAGACAGCAGATGCCAGAGATAATTTCGCTGCTCGCGGATTGGATCTAGACAGTGCATTGAGGCCTGCATGATGATCTATGATTTCCCAGATGACAGTCTCGTTGAAAGCGTGGGCATGCCTAATCGTCGTGCAGGTGAGAAATTCTACAACCCTGCATCGCCAGATGACATTGCCACATTCAAGACGCTGACATATTTGCCAGACGATGGCAGCCTAGCCTACGCTACATCGGCTGATCTAACAAATGCGATAGACAAGTGGTTGTCTGGCCACGATGGTGCACACTATGATATCAATCGCATGAACAATGGCATGCGATCAGCAATGATCGTGACCATGGACACTCCTAGGGGTACTGAGAATTATATCTACTACAGCAAGGATAATGGTAGGCCATCAGGAAAGATAACCGACATTCCAGCTGGTGTGATTCCGGATCATGGTGGATACAAGTACAGGAGTCGCAGTGCACAGGGCGAAGCGTTGAAGCTCAAACCCAGTGATGTGATTACTAGCACCAGTCCTATGACACCGAGCGAGATCGCCGACAGCTTGGATTCGGCTAAGAATGATCCTCAGACGGCTGTCCCTGCTACCATGATGCAAGACTATTTGCGTGCGTTGATTGCGGGTACCGGCAACGGATATGTGATCAAAGGCGGTGCAGTGTATGCAGCGGCTTTCCAAAACTATCTTGGTGAATATGGCAGTCCGATAGCGTTGGTGACTGATCAGTTCAGCGGCCAAACGAGCAAGAGAGAATTAGAGCAAGCTCTGTCAGGAGGCGAGAATATCAGCGAAGGCGGTATAATCTTCAACCGTAGCACCAGTGAGAAGCTGATCGATAGCTTTGTAGAGGGCTTAACTTGGAAGATAGGCGTCAGCACCAAAGCACAAGGCAAGGGTGCAGCGGCTAGTGTAGCAGGATTGTACGACACCTTGACCAAAAATGCGCATCTGTTCACTGACGGATTCATGTCGCAGCCTAAGGTACAAGAGTTCAAGAGCATCGTCACTGCCTTGGTTGAGAAGAATCAACGAGACGGTCCTTTGGATCTAGCGGTAGATCGAGGCATCATATCTGCTGCAGATGCAGAAAACATACGTAACGGTTTGCAACCTGCCAATCGAGACAAGTGGAAACCAACATCAGCAGTGCAAGATCTAATGAACGAATGGGGAGCTCGTGAGGCTCCTGGAAAATATGAT